GTAGCGTGATTCACAGAAGCGCCATTGTTGCCCACCATCAACAAGCCACGCGGCGCATTGAGATGATTCAGCAGAACTACGAGATCGTCATCACCAACTACGATGGGCTGAACTTGATTGCGTCCGAGATCAACGCTGATGGCAGGTTTGATTTGGTAATTGTTGACGAGGCCAACGCGTACAAGAACCCGTCTACGCGGCGATGGAAGGCGTTGGCGTCGATCATCAAGCCTGAGACTTACTTGTGGATGATGACAGGTACACCGGCATCGCAGTCACCTGTGGATGCGTACGGCTTAGCCAAACTTGTTAACCCAAGCGGTGTGCCGAAGTTCCAAACGTCTTGGCGCGATAAGGTGATGAACAAGATCAGCATGTTCAAGTGGGCACCCAAGGCTGATGCCAAGGACATGGTGTTCAGAGCGCTCCAACCAGCCATACGTTTTACCAAAGAGCAGTGCCTTGACTTGCCGCCAGTTATCACGGTGACGCGTGAGGTGCCGATGACGCCTCAACAGTTGAAGTACTACAAGCTACTCAAAGAACAGATGATGGTGCATGCCGCAGGTGAAACTATCAGTGCTGTCAATGCTGGCGTTGCCATCAACAAGTTGCTACAAATATCTTGCGGTGCCGCGTATACAGACGAGCGCGAGGTTGTTGAGTTCGATGCCGCGCCACGACTGGCTGTGCTGGAGGAAGTGCTGGAGGAGACTGACCGCAAGGTCATTGTCTTTGCGTTGTTCCGCTCCAGCATCGACACGATTGTTAACCACCTGACCAAGCATGGCTACGCCGTGGGGCAAATTCATGGCGACGTGTCCGCATCGAAGCGTGGACAGATTATCAACGACTTTCAGACCACCGACAATGTGCGCGTGTTGGTGATGCAACCGCAAGCCACCGCCCACGGGATTACCCTAACTGCCGCAGACACGGTTGTTTTCTATGGCCCACTGATGTCTGTTGAGATGTACACGCAGTGTATTGCACGCGCTGATCGTAAGGGTCAGAACTCTGACAAAGTTACTGTGGTACACATTGAGTCGAGTCCGATTGAACGTAAGTTATTCAACGCCATGAACAGCAAAGTGTCTGACCACGCGTTGCTTGTCGGCATGTTTGATAGCGAAGTAAAAAATAGTTAAGAAAGGAGTTGCATGTGTGTAATTGTTGTGTATGATGTTAAACCTTAGACATAAAACAGGAGAAGTTATGAGCACGATTGATGATGAGGTAGAGCCTCCAAAAGAGGCATCGCAAGAAGTTGCCACTGTCCCTATGGACAAGTTGGCAAAGGTGTATCGCAAGATGCAACAGCGCATCCAAGAACTGACCCAAGAGTACGAGACACAGATCGAAGAGATCAAGCGTCAGCAAGACGTTGTGAAGATCGCACTCAAAGATCAGATGCTTGCGCTGGGTATGTCGAGCGTTCGCACCGACCAAGGTACTGTGGTGTTGTCAACCAAGACACGCTACAACACACAAGACTGGGATGCGCTCAAAGAGTTCATCAAAGAACACGATGCGTTGGACTTGTTGGAGAAGCGTATTGCGCAGACCAACATGGCAACCTTCTTGGCTGAGAACCCCAGTCTGGTACCCGCTGGCTTGAACTCTTTCACAGAGTACGCCATTTCCGTTCGTAAACCAACCAAGTAATTGGAGAAACATATGAGTAACGTAACTTTGTTTAACCCCTCGCAAACTCCCGCGTTTGCTAAGAACCGCACTTCGCTGTCCCCCATCGCCAAAGCCTTGACTGGCGGCAATCTTGGTGGCGGCGGCAAGCGCATCTCTATCAAAGGCGGTGTGTTCCGCTTGAACGACGGTGGCAAAGAGATTGCCGCTATTGAAGACCGCTACCTCGATGTGGTGATCGTCAACGCCGCGCCTGATATTTCACGCGTGTTCTATGCCAAGTCGTATGACGGCGAAGCCAGTGCACCTGACTGCTGGTCTGCTGATGGCAAGATTCCAAGCGCTGATGCGCACAACCCTCAGAGCACCAAGTGCGAAGGGTGCCCCAAGAACATCGCTGGCTCCGGTCAGAACAACAGCCGTGCTTGCCGCTACCAACAGCGTCTTGCTGTGGTGTTGGCTAACGATATGGAAGGCGCAGTCATGCAACTGACTCTGCCAGCAACTTCAATCTTCGGTAAAGAAGATGGTGAGAACCGCGCCCTGCAAGCCTACGCTCGTTGGTTGGCCGCGCAGAACATCGACCCCTCTGAGGTCATCACCCGCATGAAGTTCGACACCAAGTCGGAGAGCCCCAAGCTGTTCTTCAAACCCATGCGCTGGTTGACTGACGACGAGTTCCCCACCATCCAACAACAGGGCAAGACCGACGCCGCTATGAAGGCCATCACCATGACAGTTGCTAAGATGGACAACGTGGCCGCTCCGATTGCTATCCCCGGCGCTCGTCCCAAAGCCGCGCCTGTGGCCGAGGAGGAACCCGAGGCACCCGCACCCAAGCCCAAGAAAGCCAAGGCCGTAGCCGTGGTTGAGGAGGACGAGGAGCCAGTGGTGCGCAAGGAAGAGAAGAAGCCCAACGCTGTGCCCAAGGCCAAGTCAGCGCTGGCTGACATGGTGGACGACTGGGACGAGAACGCTTAAGGAGTATCGGGGGGAAAGCAAATGCGGATAAAGGCAGCCTGCCCGGCGACCGGGCCCCGTGCAGCGAGTACCCCCACCCAATAATATGTCCTACTCACCACAAGTAATTAGCGCCATAACCAAAGCGCCAAAGACGCTGGGTAACCAGCTTGGTCGTTGGGCGGTGTATCACGACTTCTCAGCCATCAAAGTATCCAAGGCAACAGGCGCTTCTCGGCAGTCTGTTTACAACTGGTTCAATGGTGGCGAGGTGTTTGTTGCATACCGTCCAGCGGTTGAAAACCTTCTTAAAATTTTGCAATCCTCCGGTAGCGGGGATGAGGCTTGGAGAAAAACATGCAGAGTATTCGGCCTGAAAAGCTGACAGACGAAGAACTGTTACGGCACGTCTACATGATGGGCAACGAGAACCTTCCCAAAGAGTGGGTTGAAGAGCTTTGTAAACGTCTTGCCAACGCAATCGACACGCTAAACGCATTGAAGAAATACCAGTAACCAAAGGACAGTTATGACACCCGCTGAGTTTTTAGCGGTGGTTTTACCGTCCGAAGGTTTCGGCCTGTACTGCGCGGTAGAACTCACAAAAAAGAAGGAGCACGTTTATGCTGAGAAAATTGACGACCTTATCCCGACGATTGCGAAGTGGCACGCCAGCAACTATGACGTTTTCTACGGCGTAGCCACCTTCGACACCAAGCGCGGCACAGACAACGCAAAGTTTCTCAAAGCGTTGTTTGTTGATCTTGACGGCTACACAACCAAGAAGTCAGCCGCTGACGCGCTGGTTAAATTCCTGCAAGACTCAGGTCTGGATGCGTTGGGCACGCCTTGGGTTGTGGACTCGGGTGGTGGGCTTCACTGCTACTGGCCGCTCAAGGATGAGATACCTGCCGGTGTTTGGAAACCTGTTGCTGAGAACTTGAAGCTCCTGTGCAAGCAGGAAGGGTTTGTCATCGACATGGCGGTGACAGCAGATGCCGCAAGGATTCTGCGTGTGCCGGGGACAGCCAACAACAAGAAGAAGTACGCGACGCCGCGCCCTGTGCGCATAATCCAAGAGGGCGACATCTTCGACTTCTCGGTCTTGTCGCCACACATCTTCAGCAAGCTGAAGGTCACTCCCACGCCCCCACCTCCCACAAAGGTAGACCTGCCCGGCCAGCGCCCCAAAAGCGCACAGACTGTGAGTCAGGTCAAGCTGATTAAAGACAGCTACACCCTGTTTGCCAACTTTGAGAATCAGTGTGGGCAAATCGCGGACTACATCGCAACGGCTTCGGATGACGGCAAAGAACCAATCTGGCGCGGGTTGTTGTCTTGGGCCAAGGTTTGCCAAGACGGGCAAGAGAAAGCTATCTGGCTCTCGGACATGCACCCCTACCCGCATGAGCGGATGCACCAAAAGCTGGCTGAGATCAAAGGGCCATACGCTTGCATCAAGATGGACAGCGAGAACCCGGGCATCTGCACCAACTGCAAGCACTGGGGCAAGATCACCAACCCGCTAATACTTGGGCGCGAGATCAAGACCGACAACACTGCCAAAGAAATTCTGCTCACCGACCCAGCAGAAGCGGAGTTTGACGAAGCCGAGCTTGACTCTGAGGACTCCTACGAACCCGAAGATACGGGTTTACCCGTAGCTCCCAGCATTACTCGCCCCCTACCGCCACGCGGATACAGCTATGGTCAAAACGGTGGCGTGTATTGCACGCGCTCCGAAGAGGACGAGGAAGGCAAGAAGACCAAGAAGAACATTCAGTTGGTTCCGTACGACTTGTTTGTGGTTGACCTGCTTAAGATGGAGAACGACCACTTGGTACACATGGCCGCTGTGCGTCCCGAAGGCGTGCAAACGCTGAACTTCCCGCAGAAGTCTGTCATCAGCAAAGACGAGACGCTCAAGTGGCTGGCCAGCCAAAACATTGTCAGCACCTTTGCGGGGCACGACAAGACGTTGTTCGAGTATGTCCGCGCCTGTGTGGGTGAGGCTTCGCAGAACCGTAAGCCCATCGACGTCCCGTACCAGTGCGGATGGCAACCAGACACGTCGTTTGTTTACAACAACCGTGTGTTCAGTCCTGATGGGCGCGAGACCCGCGTCCCCATGCCCGGCCTAGAAAACATCAACCGCAACACCAACGGCAAAGGTTCGCTGGACGTGTGGCGGCACCTGTGGAAGACGATCTTCGTGGAGAAGCAGGGGATGGAGACGGCCTTGGCTGTGGCGCTGGACTCGTTTGGCTCCCCACTGATGCGCTTCACGGAGTACGAAGGTTTTGTCTGGCACATTGGGTCGCAGTGGTCAGGTACGGGTAAGTCCCTAGTACTGAGCGCCAAGGCTGGCGTCTGGGGTCACCCCCTGCGCTACCGCACAGGCAAGAGTACGTCACCTGTTGCTATGCAACAACGGGCGGGTCTGCTCAACAGCTTGCCTCTGCTGATTGACGAGATCACCAACACCCAGCGCAAAGACATGGAGTGGGCACCCGCCTTCATCTTCGACTACGCCGAGGGTCAGGGCAAGGAGCGTATGGAGGCTGGCTCCAACAAAGAGCGTATCAACAACAGCACATGGACGGCCACCTGCACGATGACGTCCAACACCAAGCTGACCGACTACATGGCGGGGGCACGGGCGCACAGCTCCAACGGCGAGCTTCTGCGTATGCTGGAGTGGACGCCCCACGTGAAGCTCAAGTTCACACCGGAAGAGCGCAACGTCTTGCTGGAGATCAAACGCAACTACGGTGTGGCTGGTGAGGCTTGGGTGCGCTGGCTGGCGGTCAACCAAAAGGCGGCTGAGGAGATCGTCCACAAGGTGCACATCCATCTTAAGAAGGTGTTCGACTTTAACGACGACGAGCGGTATTGGCATGCCGGATGCACGACCACGGTGGCGGCGGCGATTCTGTTGCGAAAAGAATACGCGGGTATTTTGGATGTAGAGATCAACAAGGTCATCAAGGCGCTCAAAGAGCTTGTGGACAAAGCTCGTGGCGTCATCAAGACCAGCGTGCGCACCGCAGAAGACGTGCTCAACACCTACATCGGTGACAACTACGGTAGCTTTATTGTGCTCAAGAAGTCCGAAGGCAAGATTTTGGCGGCTTGGTGCGACAACGGAGACATCGTAGACCGCTCGACCACCCGATCAAAGGTGCTCGGCAGAGTGGAGCACGGGCTAATGTCGCCGGGGTACCGTGAGTTCTTCATCGAGGAACAGCTACTCAAGAAGCATTGCGTCAGCATGAGCTTCGGGTACGACGAGTTCAAGGCGCAGATGGAGGAGACGTTCCGGTGTAAGTACGTGAAGAAAGACATGTTGTCCCGCACCAACGGCCCTGCCATGCGCGTCAACACCATGCACATTTCTTTTAGGGAAGAAGTCTTTGACGGAAACACTATATCCGTGGGCGAAAATAAAGCCGGGTGAAGGCTTCTTCGTCCCGGGGCTGGACGTTGAGAAGGTGAGAGAGATGGGGTTACGCGCCGCCATCCCTCACCGAATCAACGCTCAAGCCGTCGTGGGTATCAGGAAAAACCAACTAGGTGTATGGTTTTATCGGAAATTTCCCGCGTCGTATTTGCTAAACCAATCTTGAGCTTGCGTATCTCATCCAGTTGCTTGCGCTT